TTTTTTATCTCTTGGAACAGACCATGTTGCACTGATACCAACGGATAAGTTGTAATTATCTTTCTGTCCAGTTCTAGTTGGTTGCATCCATAATATGTCACCAGGATTATCAGGTGCTCCATCTTCATCCATATCTCTCATATCATACACTGGAGTATCATAGAAATCTTGATATGGTTTCTGTGCTGATGCACTACCAGTAATGAATGGTGTAAAGTTTACAGTTTCACCTTGACATTGAATACCAGCACCATAAGTATTAGTAATATATGGTCCTTGTAAAACCTGAATAGCTTGATTGGTAACTGAGCCAGAGCTATTTGCTACGGGGGATGCGGTTGCACTTACACCCCCTACAGTCTCTGCATTCACAGGGGCAGTTACACTTACAGTTAGGGCAGATAGACATAGTGTTTTTATTGCGAGAAGATACTTGTTGTGTCGGTTACGCTTGTAACCTCTGTTACTCTGTTTATAATCGTATGATTTTGAAGGCCAGGTCCGTTGTATGTATTTGAGAATTGAAAAGCTTCGCCTGGTGTTGTTTGTGTAAACGCTGGCGTACTGGTTACTCCAGTCCATGATGATGTCACTCCATTAATAGTTACGTTGTTGGAATCTGTGCTTGGTGTCAGATTTCCACTTGCAGTTACGCCTGATCCAGTGACAGAATATTGATATCCTGTCGCATAGTCCATGCTGTTTATGGTCTCGGTTACCTTACTGGTCGTCTCCGTATGACTGGTCATACTTCCCTGGCTGAAATTTGGGACCACGGGGACCGCCAATACACCTACAGGAATAAGACTTACTCCCACCACAGACATCACAAAATATGTGATTCTCTTTCCAAAAAGGGTCATCTTTGATACTCCTAGTCAATGACAGTAATCTCAGAAACAAATTGTCCCGTAGCAGTAGTGCCAGCCCCACCAGCTGTAATTCCGATAACATTTCCACTAGTGATAGTTCCAGCTAATGATCCTGCTGATCCAGCACTATAAGAAACAACACTAGAGAAGTTTGGAACTTCACCTACTGTAGGAGCACCAGTTGGGACCGCATCAGCCTGTGTATATGACTGACTGAATGAGAAAGCAGCGCCTGCTGTGTCTTGAGTAGCAGCAATAGTACCAGGAGCATATACTCCAGAAGTAATAGTGCCAGCAGACACTGTGCCTGCTGTAGTACCATCCGTAGTATCAATGTTTGAACCATTAATACTAAATGAAGAACCAATTCTTGAAGCTGTTGATCTTGCGGCATCAACTGTAAGTTGCACACTTGAAGCGTGCTTAGTAATAAGTCCACCTGCTTGTGCAGCACTGGCGGTCATCAATAACATCACGATAGGAAGTAATTTCTTCATAACGTATAAAATTTTGGATCTATATTTATTTATCAAACCAACTTATGTTCGCAATAAGCAATATTAATTTTCATAGGGGCTTGACAAACCTTAATGTTTGCTATATAGTATTGTAGTATTTCTTTACAAAAGATAAATGACTGTAACAACTGAAGACGGCGGACGCACTAACATGTTTGCACAGGAACCTTCCATGTCCTATGTTGACAACTATGATGGATATGGTCCTAATGCTGAAAAACTCAATGGTCGTCTAGCTATGATCGGGTTTGTTGCTGGCATTATTTCTTATGTAACATCAGGAAGCTTCTTTTTCTTCGGAATCCTAGGGTTCTGATTCAATACACAAAACAACACACAATTAACACACAATAGGTACACTATCATGACTCCAGAAGCAGAAAAGTTTAACGGTTGGGCAGCAATGCTAGGTTTCGTAGCAGCAGTTGGCGCATATGCAACCACTGGTCAGATTATTCCTGGCATTTTCTAATGAATAGACACCCAGTGCCCCTTAAGATAGTGCCATACATCTTTATGTTGGCACTGGGGACTAGTACACTTACAACGGCAATAATTTAATGGAACTAGTAACAGAATCATATCCATATTGGAAAGCTATATTATGGTGTCTTTACCCTATGGCATGTTTAGTTGCGATTGAATTATTCCTACGTTTAGCAAACCAAGATGATGATGATGACGGTAGTGATGGAGGACTTATGACTCCTGTATTTGCACCATCACCATCTTAGTGATATAATTAGAGGGGAACACCCCCTCTTTTTTTATGAAAAATTTTATTGAGGTATATGATAATGCTTTGAGTTCTGATCAATGCAAAAGAATCATTGATTACTTTGAATCATCCGATGAAAAAAAGCGTGGCGTTGTTGGATCAGCTGATACTTTTAAAGTAGACATAGCTAAAAAGGATAGTACAGATATATTTCTTTTGTTTTCATATGAGAATGAGATAACAAAGATGATTCACAATAGTCTTTATGATAATACTAAAAAATATGTAAAGACCCATAAGGATTGTTGTAAGGTAGCACCATGGGCACCACAGAATGATTTCAACATACAAAGGTATCATCCAAAGCAAGGATATAAAGATGTCCATTGTGAACATAGTACAAAGGAAGACACTACTGTCTTGGCATGGATGTTCTACTTAAACACTGTTGAAGATGGCGGAACATTATTCACTAGCTATGATCTAACAACAGATTGTATTGAAGGCAGGTTAGTTATATGGCCAGTTTATTGGACACACTGTCATCGTGGTATAACTAGTAAGACCAAAACGAAATACATTGCAACGGGTTGGACTTGCTTCATATGAAGACCATTACTTTCCACATATACAAAAAAGGAACGAACGAAGTTATCAAACACGACTTAACAATAGACGAATTAGAACAAATGTTATCAGAAAAACAAATAGATTGGTCACGCTGGGAGATACAACCATGCTATACTGAGTACAGTGCTGAAGATGCATCGTTCTGAAATTAAAAAGCATCTCAAGTTTCTCAAGGATCTCAAACGAGACTTTAAAAGAAACCCAAAGCACAAGGTCCCTAAGCACCCCCTCAGAAATAAGCACAAATACTCATCTTTTAGGGGTTGACTGGTTTCCCGAACCGTGTTACTATAAATAGGTAAACAAATGTTACGAAGCATCTTGCTTTCCTAACATAGATACTTACGACGCCTTACCAAGACTAAACAGCGTCATTAAACAACAGTCTTTCATACCTGCTGCTGAGGGTGCAACAGGAATATCTTATCAGTGTTTCCCTGCACTAATACTTACCCTTTTTCAAATGTCAACTCTTTCAAGGCAACAACAATCAACCTCTTCGTGGGAATTATTCTGCGAGTGGGTAACCTCCACCAGCAACCGTTTATATGTTGGTTGGTTTGGTGTACTGATGATCCCAACTCTGTTGGCGGCAACCATCTGTTTTATCGTCGCTTTCGTAGCGGCACCTCCTGTCGATATTGACGGGATCCGTGAACCCGTAGCTGGTTCACTCATGTATGGCAACAACATCATTTCTGGTGCTGTTGTGCCCTCCTCCAACGCAATTGGTCTTCACTTCTACCCAATCTGGGAAGCTGCATCACTCGATGAGTGGTTGTATAACGGTGGTCCATTTCAATTGGTAATCTTCCACTTCCTCATTGGCATTACTTGCTACATGGGTCGTGAGTGGGAACTCTCATATCGTTTAGGTATGCGTCCATGGATCTGTGTTGCATACTCTGCACCAGTCGCTGCAGCGTTCGCAGTATTCTTAGTATATCCTTTCGGTCAGGGGAGTTTTTCTGATGCTATGCCTCTTGGTATTTCTGGTACTTTTAACTATATGTTCGTCTTCCAGGCAGAACACAATATTCTTATGCACCCGTTCCACATGCTCGGTGTTGCTGGGGTATTCGGTGGATCTCTTTTCTCTGCTATGCACGGATCTTTGGTTACTTCTAGTCTCGTCAGAGAGACAACAGAAACTGAGTCCCAGAATTATGGTTATAAGTTCGGTCAAGAAGAAGAAACATATAACATCGTCGCTGCCCACGGGTACTTCGGTCGTTTGATCTTCCAATATGCATCGTTCAACAACTCACGTTCACTCCACTTCTTCCTAGCAGCATGGCCTGTAGTCGGAATCTGGTTCACTGCTCTTGGTGTTAGCACCATGGCATTCAACCTCAACGGTTTCAACTTCAACCAGTCCATC